GGAGTGCTTCAGCAAGGTAGTTCTTACACTGTCTGAAGCCAGCTCCGGCTTTGGATTATTAATTACAATTTCATAATTGTTTACCGCGTTCCCTGTCTGCTTTTCAGTTCCCGCTCCATTTGAGTTCGGCATTGTCCTGCTGACCGCGTCAACATCTATATTCAGACCATCAAACTCTGTTGGGATAGCTTTTTTCATATCTTCTTCAACCAATTTCATCGCATCGGTAAAGCCTACTCCGATTCCCATGCCCATGTTCGTCCCGATACCCGCGAATACTGTCGATGGTGAGTGTATGCCCAGCAGATTTTTAGCGCCATCCACGATGCCGGAAAAGAAGCCACTGACTTTTTCGCTAATCCAACTGCCCATGGATTTAATGCCGTCCCAAAGGCCAGAAACGATGTTCTTGCCAATTTCAAAAACCGAACCAACCGCTTTCCCCAGACCCGTCACGATCGCCGCTATAATCTCCGGTAGCCGGGCAACCAGTTGAGGGATCGCCTGGATCAAACCAAATGCAAGCTGAACGGTGAGTTCAATACCCATCGCAATAATGGCAGGCAGGTTGTTGGTGATAAAATTGATGATTGTTGCTATGATCTGTGGCAGTGCTTCCATCAGCTGGGGTAAGGCGTTTAATAGACCTTCTGCTAGGCCCTGAATAATCGCAAAAGCCGCTTCAAGGACTTTGTCCAGGTTATCTATCAGCCCTGTGACGATTGTGATTACCGCTCCAACCGCAGCGGGAATCAATTCCGGCAATGCTGTCCCGATGCCTTCTACCAGTGCAGTTATTAGCTGTACAGCCGCTTCAATGAGTAGCGGAAGGTTGTCGATAAGTGCCCCGACTATAGTCATAATCGCATCAACAGCAGCAGGTATAAGCTCCGGCAATAAGCTTAAAACCGTCTCCAGAACCTGGGTAAATAGCTCTGTGACTGTATCCAGCAAGGTTGGGAGCAGTTCGCCAATTGCTGAAAGAATCGCATCCATTGCCATGGGAAGGGCGGACACAATATTTTCAATGACGGGTACGATATTTTTTACAACAGCCTGAAAAGCATCCACTAAATTCTGTGTCAGGTTCGTCATGTCGGCATTGGCATTGCCAAGACCTGCTGTAAAGGAGCCAAGTGCGGCCTGAAGCAGTCCGATGGAACCAGATATGGTCTGGGTGGACTCGCGGGCAAAGTTACCCGCATACTGCTCAGTATTCTCAAAGAACATCTGCATGGCAACTTCAGCTTTTTCGGCTTGCGTCGCTGAGTTCCAAGTGAAGTCCAGTCCCTTTGCGAGGGCATAAGCTTGTATGTTGGTGGCGTTCATGGAGACACCGAGGTTGTCCATCATCGTAAAGTTACCTTTGGCTGCACCGGCGACTGACTCCATAGCCATGGACATATCGATGCCCATAACCGAGGCCATATCCGCCGCTCGCTGCATGGCCTTTTCGGTCAGCTCAAGGCTCTTTTGTTGTTCAATACCGGAACCTTGGAAGAGTGCGCCCATCTTATTGGCTGTTGCAAGGTATTCACTTTGCGATACGCCCAGGTTTTTATAGGCTTCCTCCCCGGTTTTTTGAATGGATACGGCATATTCTCCAAATACCGCTTCCGAGCCGCCTAGGTTCTGCTCCAGCTCTCCGAACTGCTGCACGACCTCCTTGCCCAGCTTGAAGGCTGCGGCTCCTGCAGCTATTGCGACTGTGCCCATTGCTGCGCCGACGCCCTTTAAGATGCCGCCCAACTTATCAAATTTGCCGCCGGAATTTTCAGCCTCATTCCCGGATTTCTTCAGTTCATCTCCGAGCTTATCTGCTTCATCGGTGGACTGTGCCAGCTCACGTTCCATGCCATTGAGTTCGGCTTGGGCATTGTTAAGTTGAACAGCCCAGTTCTGGGTGCGACGGTCATTCTCGCCGAAAGAGTCGGAGGCGTTCTGAAGCGCTTTACGGAGCGTTTCGATTTTGTCCTTCTGCGCATCGATCTGTTTTGTGAGCACCTCGTTCTTGGAGGTGAGTGACTGGACGCTGTTTTCATTTTTGCTGAATTCAGACTCGACCAATTTCATCTCTGAGCCGAGCACCTTAAAGGACTGATTAATATCAGCAAGGGCTTTTTTAAACTCCTTTTCACCCTCAACACCGATTATTAAACCGAAGTTGTCCGCCATGTTCTCACCACCTCCCTAGATTCCGTTAGGTATAATTTCATCGATGTAATACTCTCGTTTTGCTTTTGCAAGTCCATTAAATTGTTTGTATACCTCCCACTGGTCGAGCAAATGACCGATCGGCATCAGCCAGGTCTCCTGCTCAGATCTATGTAGGAGGGATACACCATAAAAAATCAGTCGGGCAAACAACTCTTCATCGTTTACCCGACCTGTGCGTTTTTTGAGGGTTCTTCCTCGCTCTCCACATTTCGTTTTGTGCCTTTGTACATGGCCTCCATGATTGCATTTTTGTAGTCCGAGAGCTCGTAGGGAGAAGTGAGAAGTTCAACAGCCTCCTCAGTAAGTAGATTCCGCTTTTTTGATGGGTTCTGCAAATTGTGTACAAGTACTGACTGGTTAGCCAGTAGTGTGATGAGCCACACCACTTCATCCAGAGCCATCTCAAAGTTTTCACTCTTCATCAGTTTTTCGCCTAAATTAGAGAGACCGCCATATCTCTTGGCGATCTCCTTTGTGGCCTTAGTGGTCAGGAGCATTTCGTATTCCTTACCACCGATTTCTATGATTGAGCTTCTTTCGTTATCCATCTGATCATCCTCCATTATGGGGTCACCGTGAATACGGGTTCATAGACCTGCGTATACCAGCCGGTGATCACAGAAGCCGGAACACTCGCGTCGTCCTCATTAACTTCGGATTTCCATGGGTGCTTGCCGTTTCCGTCAAGCTTATTTCTTCGCACTACAGTGCCCTCAATGGTTGGAGTGGAGAACGTAATGCTGTCGCCCTTTGTGGCGAGATTGGTTGCTGGGATGCCAAACACCACACGGTAAAGCCAGAAATAGCGGTATTTACCGTTTGCCTTTTTCGCTCTGAAGCCAACTGCTACGGGCGTGCCACCATCCTCGCTGCCGGAAATGACGACATGGTTATCATCAAGTTTTGCTCCGGTTAAGTCTTCCGCAGCCGTTACGCCGATATCGTCGATACCAAGAGAAAGCGTCCCGCTTTTGAATTCCTTCACGATTTCAGCAGGACCATCGTCGGCATATAGTGTTGCTTCTGCAAGTTCTACGGACAGGTCCGCTTTCATTGCTTTCGCAAGCTGCAAAGGAGTGCCATAGGTTTCATTCCCACTGATATCTTCAGTGATTTTGGCATAGTAGAGTTTATCTAATCCGATTGTTGCCATTGGTTATTCCTCCAATTCGTAATTTTTCGCCACATCGATGGCGTAATGGTGATAGCCGCTATCATCCTCATGTCCGATATACCGGCGGTCCGTTACTGTAAAATCCGCATCTATCAGATTGCGGACTATTTGGTTTTTCATTGCCGTGTAATTTCCCTTGTCAAAGAGTGATAGCCGTGCCTCTTGTATTTCGTGCCTTGGTTTATCGTCGGTGTAAAGTTCAAATGTATCTACCATCGGCGTGATCACAGCATAACGGTCTGGTGCAGTCTCTGAAAACACACCCGTTTCCACAGGAATCAGAGGAGATACGAGCGCAGTCAATTCGCTTAAGAAGCTCATATTTTTTCTACCTCCTTTTCAAACGCCGTGACCATCGCGTCAACACATGCCTTTTTGCTTGCTGATTTTGCGGGCTTCAGAAAAGGCTTTGGCGGTTGGCCATGCTTCCCATATTCCAAAACGCCCGCAATCATAGCATTGCTTTTCCCGTCCTGTCGTGGCTCAGAAAAACCGACCTTGACGTTGAAATTACCGTCCTTATCCTGTCTTGCTGAAGAGACGCCGAGCGCGGAAGCAAGCTCACCGGTGGACCGGCTTTCTTCCTTGGTACCTTTGCCGATGACGCTTTGGAGGTTGCTCTTCACTTTTTCTTCCACAACCTCGCCGCCAGCTTTCAGCACATGGGGGATGATTTCATCCGTTTTCTCGCCAAGCCTGGACAATTTCATCAGGAATTCATCCGGCATTTTAAACGTTGCCTTAGCCACTGGAAATCACCTCCTTGGCAAGGACCTCAATATACATCCCGCGTCCTTTGACATCTTCCACCGAGGTGATTTCAAAACGGTTGTCCTTGCTTACGATTACCATTGCTGTTGTGATGGTCAATCCGGGAATACGGCGAAAACGAAAAAGATCGGTGGCCTCAGAGAACGAGGCCCGATTTGCCCACTTCTCATTGCCATGCCGACCTTCCCGATACGCTTTGACAGAGACGATGATGTTGTCGACTTCTGTTCTAAAACCTTCCGTATCTTTCATGGTCGCTTTTTCCACGATATCTATAAAGGTGTTCATCTTTCCATAGCTCATAATCACACCTTCCAATCCCGGTCCAGCCGCAGCAGGAGATTGACCGTATTCCATACCTGTTGTACCGCCTGAACATTGTCCGCAAAAAAGCCACCTGTGCTGCCGTCCCTTGATTCATAGAAATGGGACGACAGCATGATGACGGCTTGTTCTGTAGTAGGCGGCATTGGGATTTCGGCGTAGGTGTTTTCGGGCAGGTGCTGATAGCTCTCGGCATACCTAATAGCGGCGGTGATGTACATCTGCACAAGTTCGTCGTCTGCCGAGTGTTCAAGAATGAGGTTTGCTTTGACTTTTTCAAGCAGTGTCATACCACCACCATCCTTTCATTACTCTTATGCGTCCGGCGCCATCAGTCCGGCGGTCTTCAGTTTCGCCAGAAGTGCATTGAAATCAACAACGAGTCCGGCAATAGTTGTAGCGGTTGAGTCTAACTGGTTTTCAGCCAAAGTGAACTGAGAAGGAAGCCCCGTTACCGAGGCTCCCTCCAAGATTTCCAGTGTGCCGCCGATGACGGTTTTTTCGCCGCCTTGTTCTGTATAGTTCTTCGCGTTATAACTCATAAGACACCTCCGTTATGCCTTCTGCTGGAGCACTTTAATAGCCTCCGGCAGAATCAGTTTTCCGTCGACACGCTGAGTTGCAACAAAGCCAACCTGACCGGTAACTGCATAAAGCTCATTGAGTCTCTTGAAAACACGGCCCTGACGATCGGCTACCCAGTAGTAACCGAAATCGCCGAACGCGATCGTCTTTGCAGACGCAGCAATTGCAGGAACATAAGCCGAGGTGTACAGTGGTCTGTTCAGAATGGTGTCTGGCGTACCGGCCTGGAGTGAAGGCTGCCAGAGGTATTGTCCCTGACCATCCTTCAGCTTGCGGATTGCCTTAACAGTGGCATCGTTCATGACGAACACTGCTTTGTTTCGATACGGTGCCTTAAGGGAATAGAACAGGTCAAGCACCTCGTCGATGGTGATGGCAGTGGCGCTTGCCGCAGTTACGCCAAGTTGTGCGCCACCAGTAGCTGCAAGGATGCCTGTAGGTTTTCCAGAGCCGTCGCCGGTGAAAAACGCATCTTCTTCCTTGTTCCCGATACGTCTGGCGAACTCTTTAGCAATATAGGTATCAAGGTTGAATATGCTGTCGTTAAGCAGCTCCTCGGAAACTTTAATCATGGTCCCAAGCTTATACGCACCGATNGACACCTGACCAAAGCTGTCATCGCTTTCTGGAATTGCACCTTCCTCGTCGATCCAGGATGCGGTTCCCTTGGATGCTACGACAGGGATTTTTCGATCCCCGGAAGATGTGGTGATGACATTGGCCAGCCTTCTGAAAATGTTCTCGTTCTCGAGGGTATCCACAAGTGTACGCTCAAATTCATCCGGCACAAGGTAGCCGCCTTCAGTGTCGGTGCCGATCTGAAGTGCATTTCTGATAACAGGATCAAGTCCTTCGCCAGCGCGGGTGCGCATCGCGTTCCAGAAGGCTTTTCTGTACTCGTCCGAAGCTCTGCCGCTTCTTGTCTCCATGCCCGGAAGAGTGGGTCTGCCCGTAAGTGGTGTGTTAAGTGGCTTGGAAAGCTCACGGTCGAGAGCTTCCTGCTTTTCCAGACGGTCGATTTCATTTCCAAGGGAAACCACATCCGCTTCCATCTTGTCATAGATTGCTGTGTCCTCCTGAGAAACCAGTCCGTCAGAGCCCCTCTTAGTATCGAGGAATGCTTTTGCTGTTTCCCACGCTTTTGCGCGCTTCTCGCGCAGTTCAAGAATTTTGTTCATTGTATTTTCCTCCCCAAATTTAGTGTTGAATTAAAGAGAGCCGCTTCTCCAACGACTCTACGGGTGTACCTGATTGTTGTTTAGGCAGCTTAGGCTTTACCTTGTCCAGCAGAGAGTTGGTAACGGCTCTGCGGCTGAAGGCATAGGTGAAATCCTCGGTCTGTAGTCGTTTCTTTTCGTCCTCAAGGATGCCATCTGCAAAACCAAGCTCGATGGCTTTCTTTGCGTTGAGCCAGGTTTCCGCATCCATGAGGTGAGACAGCTTTGCCCGAGATTGTCCTGTTTTGATTTCGTAGGCGTTGATGATGCTTTCCTTAACCTCCGAGAGCAAGGCGATGGCCTTTTGCATTTCCTCACTATCGCCGATGGCCACAGTCAGCGGGTTGTGCACCATCATGAGGGCAGTCGGTGCCATCAGCACCGTCGTTCCGGCCATTGCGATTACGGATGCAGCAGATGCAGCGATACCATCAATCTTCACAGTTACCTTACCTTTATAATCCATAAGCATGGCATAGATCTGACTAGCCGCAATGCAATCGCCACCGGGTGAGTTAAGCCAAATAACAATGTCACCCTCACCGGTAGTAAGCTCCGATTTAAATGCCTTAGGGGTAACATCATCATCAAACCACGACTCTTCGGCAATCACGCCGTCAAGGTAGAGTGTTCGGACACCGGTATTATCATCCCGTGCCCAGTTCCAGAATTTCTTCATTCGGTTTCCTCCGTTTCTTTCATATTTGCGAACGCACCTGCGTCCTGCAGTTTGGTCATCGCGCCGTTGATGAGGTAGAGGTCGCCACCGAGCTCCGCCGGGATGCGGTCCAGATTCTCAAGCTCACGGATGTCGTTGGCGCTCATCCAACCGTTCTGACGTGCGGTAGCGTAACCGCTCATTCGGCTCACATAGTCGCCTCGAAGCAGCCCGTCCACATTGAACTTAATGAACAGCTTCGGTTTTTCGCTCTCCATGAGTAGGGCGCGGCACATGGACTGTTCCCAGCGCACTACCCAAGGGTCCAGGGTGTATTTCACGAACTCAAGGGATTGCTGCTCGATGTTGGAGAAAGACGATTTCTCAAGGTCAGCCAGCATGTGAGGTGGCACCCTAAAAATACGGGCGATCTCATTGATCTGAAACTTTCGAGTCTCCAGAAACTGGGCCTGCTCCGGTGATATCGCGATTGGCTGATACTTCATGCCTTCTTCAAGAACGGCTACCCGATGTGAGTTTCCGCTGCCTTGATAGGCTGCGTTCCAGGACTCTTTAATTTTCTGTGGGTCCTTGATGGTGCCAGGGTGTTCCAGCACTCCGCCCGGAGCGGCTCCATTAGCGAAAAATTTTGCACCGTATTCCTCAGTGGCAATGGCCAGTCCCACAGCATTCTTCGCCATTGCAATGGGAGAATAGCCAACCAGTCCATCAAAGCCGAGGCCAGGAATATGAAGAACGTCAGAGGGAGACAGGTAAACCTGGCTGTCTTTTCCGAGGGAGGGAGTGTCCTCGTTGCTGCGCTGGTATAAATAGAAAAGCCGACCGTTTGAATCTCGGTCGACCGTCATTTTGTTTGGCATCAGCGGATAAAGCGCAAGGACTTCGCCGCGAGCGTTTCGTATGATTTGCGCATAAGCATTTCCCCATAATAAAAGATGACTCATCAGCGTTTCTCTAAATGCAAACGAAGTCATCTCAGGGTTGGGTTCGTCATGGAGCAGTTTGTACAGCGGGTGCTTAAGGTGTTTTTCTTTACCTCCGGAATCGTTGTATTGGTAGATATGGAGCGGAAGCCCCGCCAACGTCTCGGATAATATCCTCACACAACTGTACACAGCCGTCATTTGCATGGCTGTTTGTTCGTTTACTGGTTTGCCCGCACTGGTGCTGCCGAAAAAGAAGCTGTAGCGGCTGCTCCCGAGTGCATCTTTAGGCTTGTCGCGCGCTTTGAATATTCCTTGCAGTATTCCCATAGACATCAATCTCCTTTACTAAAAAACAAGCAGGCCGCGATCGTCATAGACCGAAGCTCCACTTTCGTTGCCGCACCGAATTGCGCGGTCAAGCGCCATAATCGTCGCCACCGCACCGTCAATTTTCTCTGTGGACTTCTCCTTGTCGGTCTTGATGTTTCCGGCAGGATCGGTTCGAATAAAAATGTTATCCATCATCCACCTAAGGACCGGATGACCGCCATGCGCGATTTTCTCTTCAAATGTTAGTTTCATTAGCTCCTTTGTCGGCGGTGACATATCCTTGAAACCCTGTCCAAACGGGACGACCGAAAAGCCGAGGTTTTCCAAATTCTGTGTCATCTGGACTGCGCCCCAGCGATCGAAAGCAATCTCGCGGATGTTGTACTTCGTGCCCAGCTGTTCAATGAACGCTTCAATGAAGCCGTAATGCACCACATTTCCCTCGGTGGTTAACAAAAACCCTTGTTTCTGCCAAACGTCATAATTCACATGATCGCGCCGGACCCGAAGATCAATGTTGTCCTCTGGTATCCAGAAGAACGGGAGCACGCTATATTTGTCCTCCTCATCAAGTGGCGGGAAGACCAGTACGAACGCTGTTATATCCGTACTGCTTGAAAGGTCGAGCCCGCCGTAACAGACCCGCCCTCCGAG